TCCACCACCGTCGGGCTGATGAACTGATCCTCGCCTGCGCTGGGGAACTCACCGTACACCTCCACCTTGGCCTGCGGCGAGTCCGCGCCGTACTCCGCGATGATCTGGTCGTACACCGCCTTGTCCGTATCCTCGACCGTTCTAGCGTCCACGCTGCGGGCGTTCCAGAACGCCCGTTTGGCGTTGAAGCACTCAAAGAAGTACCCTTCGTTGCGTCGCGGGTTGCTGAATGCGAACCAGTATCTGTCGGGCGTGTTCTCTGTAAAGAACCCCGCTCCCACTTCCCAGATCGGGTTTGGTATGCCGCTGCTCTCGTCAAAGATCAGCATCATCCCGTCCTGGTTGTGGACGCCCGCGTAGCTGTCCGGGTTCTCGGCTGACCACAGCTTGCCCTCTGCGGCCCAGTAGCGCGTGCCTTTCTTTAGGTCACGCTCGACCAGTTCAGTAATCCACTTCGCTGTCACCAGTTTGGTGGCGCTCACTTCCCACCAGTGCGAGTGCATCGCCATCGCCGCCCACTTGGTCAGTTCTGCCCAGGTCACCGACCGCAACTGATTCTCAGAGTTTGCGCTGACCACTACGCTCCCGCCAATGCGCGTAGTGAGCATCCACAGCACTAGCCAAGATACTAGGGCGCTCTTGCCGATACCCCGACCGGAGGAGACCGCTTCCCGTAGGGTGTCCATCTGAACCTTCCCCTTGTTCCGCTGGATGTGCGCCTTGATGTCGTTGAGCACCTCGCGTTGCCATTTGCGCGGGCCTTTGAAGTTGGCCAGTGGCGTGTTCTTCTGCCCCCAGGGAAACACGAACCGCACAAACGCTTCGGGGTCATCCGCAAGCGCGGGTGACCACAACTCGACCATCAAGCGCTGCTCACCCTCTGAGCTGTATATTGGGAGTTGCATCTTCGACGTAGGTTAGGCGAGCACGGGCTTCTTCCAGCGCGGTGATGACGCTGATCTTCTGATAGACATCAAGGCTGATCTCTTGCTTGGCAGTCCAACCGTGGACATGCTGAAGGATCGCCAGGCTGGCCTTGGCGTCGCCGTTCATCGACGCCTCGGACAGTTTGCCTGCATGCGCCATCTCAGCGTCGGCTTTGCCTTTTTGCGCCGCCATCTCGGCGATGGGGTCTAGCTGACACAGCCGCCTGTATTCAACTGGCAGCATGCCGGAGGCCAGAGCCAAACTGTCGCCTTTTAGGCCCAAGCGCGCTGCTTCGTAAATCTGTTGCAGTCGCGCCTCAGTCGCCCTGATCTCCCTAATTTCTAGCGGTAGGGATTTCATGCGCGGGAGTGTATCAGGTTTGTGTTACATGGTTTGTAGTACGAAAAAAATTGTTCGCGGACCCTTCGCCAGCGTGACCGGCCGGTCGCCGGCCCTACCCCCCCTCTCGAATGCTGCACTGCAACACGTCCATGCCTAGGCAAACATTGCCCAGGCAACCATTGCCCAGGCAAATATGCTGCACTGCAACATGGCGCCAGCGCTGAGGCCAGTAGTCATGTAGTCATGTAGTCATGCTGCGCGAAGTGCTGCGCGAATTGCTGCGCGCGCGGTAGTCATCCCGTAGCCATAGCAGATTTAGTTTTGCGCGCGCGCTGCCGGGCGGTAGTCACGGTAGTCATGGGTTTGAAGTGCAAAAGTAGTCCCGTAGTCATGGTAGTCATGACTATTTCGGTCCTATGCGCCCCTCTATCGTCGCGCTGGGCGCGCGGTAGTCATATAGTCATGGTAGTCATGACTATCCGACAACCCCTATAGCAATACATGTAACACACTATGTAGCAAGACTCTACTACTATAGAACAACAGCATGACTATATGACTACACGCCCGGTAGACCCCATGACTACCGCGCCGACTACCGCATGACTACCCGCACGACTACCGCGCTACCAGGGAGCTGACCCTGTTAGCGATAGGGTCATAGGCAACACGCTGCAAAGCGTGTTACAGTCCCTACATGTCGCTGCAGTCCGCAGCGACGCAACCCGGAGAGACACCATGACACTACAACAGCAAGCCGACCAAGCGGTACAGCAAGCCGCCAACTGGAACGCAACGCAAGCCCGTTACAGCGCAATTGAACATTTGTGCAACAACACCGGCTCGGCTCATATTTACAAAGCAAAGGGCAGCGGCTGGACATTGTTGGCTAGCGCTGGCGCGTGCATTGTCGGCGCGTTGACGGTCGGCACCTATCCGACAAAACAGCATGCGAAAACCGCCGCTAACGTGCTTGGCTTGAAAGCCCACAATTATTGATCGTCAACCCGACGCGGCCACCGGCCGCGTCATTAGTAGAGTAAACATGAAAACCCATCTAACCCTTAAGTCCGCTAACGTCAAAACTGGACCGATACCCGTGAGCACGTCATCACGCGGCAGTTGTCCGCCCGATTGCGCCATGCGCGAAGAATGTTACGCCGATGCGGGCCCGCTCGCTTTGCACTGGTCGGCCGTGACCCGCGCCGAGCGTGGCGATGACTGGCCCGTGTTCGTCTCAAAAATCGCCGCGTTGCCCGACGCGACGCTCTGGCGTCATGACCAAGCCGGCGATCTGCGGCCGATGGCCACGGCGCCGACGGTCGACCCGGTCGCGCTCGGCGAATTGGTCGCGGCGAACATCGGCCGACGCGGGTTCACCTACAGCCATTGGCGCGACGCGGCGTCAATCGGCTGGATCCGGCATGCCAACGCATGGGGGTTTACCGTCAATCTCAGCGCCAATGATCTGGCCGATGCCGACACGCTCGCCGACGTCAACGCTGGCCCGGTCGTTTGCGTGCTGCCGAGCACGACGACCGCCAATACTGTCACGCCGGCCGGTCGTCGGGTCGTCGTTTGTCCCGCGACTCAGCGGGATGACGTCACGTGCGCAACATGTCAATTGTGCCAACGCCAGCGGGACGTCATCGTCGGGTTCCCGGCTCACGGGAACCGTCATCGCCGCATCGATATCCGTCTCGCCACAGTGTGATTATCAGGGCATGCGCCATTAGCGCATGCCCGGACGATCCGTCCGATTAGGGGTAGACAATGATTCATCTCACTGAAACGGGTTTTCACGCTGGCCGCCGGCTTTGCCTGACGTCACGCGACGACGGCGCGCAGAATGCGCACGCATCCTATGCGCCGCTGCGCGACCCGGCGTATCGGGCCAATTGCTGCGCCGCATGCCTGAAAACGTGGGCTGATGAAGCTTACGATGATGGCGATGACATGCCCGACTACATCACGGCTTTGCGCGCATCATGATCCGCGACGCACTGTTCGCCATCGCGCTGGGCATCGCTGGCGCCGTTTTCCTGTTCTATTCAATCTAAGGGTAAACCATGCAAGTAATTCTAAAGCCCGAATGCGCACGCATTCGGCAGCTAATCAAGCAACATGGTTCTGTCTGGACCGTGCTTGAAATAGCTCATGTCCAATGCTTTGCCGATATGGGCGTATTAGCGGAAAGCCCGGACCGTTCGCATTCGCGTTGGGTCAAGCTTGACAATTTGGAGTTTACCCAATGATCGCCCGGTTTCCGGGCCGCTGCGCCCGCACGGGCCGCGCCATCAAGCCCGGTGACGTGACCACGTTCACCAGCTCGCGGAAGGCGGTGCTTGTGCAACAAATGCACAATGACCCGCAAGGCGTGTCGGACACGATTCAATTCGGCGATCGCACGTTTTACCGTAATCGCGCCGGTCGTTGCGAGGATGCGCCATGCTGCGGATGCTGCACGATATGAGCTACCATCGCACGATTGTCGCGACGATTACGAACACCGACGACGGGACGACCGTTGAGGTCTCGCACGCGGCCGCGCGCTATTGCGTGCGCATGCGCGACGACGATAGCGGCAACTGGTTGCCCGTCGCGCGCGTCTATTCGGCCGAAGTTGACGCGTTGGCCTATGCTCGCAAAATCATAGGGGTTACAGAATGATCCACATACGCACAAGCGCGCCGCTGGCGCATAGCGTTGTCGAAAACGGTATTGTGACGCACGCGACCGTCGGCACTTATGCCGGCTTGCGCGCCGTTTTCGTCCGGCACTACGCCGGCAACATGATCGAAATCCGCGTACCGGGCGGATTGATCGTTGTCGACAA